ACTACATTAGCTGCTGGTTTTACATTACATACAATGATGTTTAATAAAGATAAAACAGTATTATGTATTGCAACTAAACAAGAAACCGCTAAGGGTATGGTTGATAAAGTACAATTTATGTACAATAACCTACCTCAATGGTTAAAAGGAAATAAAAAACCAATATCAGATAATAAATTATCATTAAAGTTATCTAATAACTCACAAATTGTAGCTACTTCAGCAGCATCAGATGCAGGTCGATCATACGCAGTATCTTTGTTACTAATAGATGAGGCTGCCTTTATTGAAGGTATTGATAGAATATATACGAGTATTAAACCTACCATCGCAACTGGTGGACGTATTATAGCATTATCATCTCCAAATGGTATTGGAAACTGGTTTCATAGAACATATACTGAAGCTAGTTTAGGAAAAAATGATTTTAAACCAATAGAATTAAAATGGGATTTACATCCTGATCGTGATCAAGCATGGTATGAAACTGAAAAAGCAAATATGTCTTCAAGAGACTTTGCTCAAGAATACGATTGTGACTTTTTAGGATCAGGTAATTCAGTAATTGAACCTGACACACTTAAACATTATGAAGAAAATCACGTAATAGAACCTATTGAACGTAGATTTATGGGTGGTGATTTTTGGATATGGCAATACCCTGACTATAGTAAACAATATGCAGTAACAGCCGACGTTGCAAGAGGTGATGGAAGTGACTACTCAGCATTCCACGTTATTGATATTGAATCCTGCGAACAAGTAGCCGAATTTAAATCTCAAATTGGTACTAGAGAATTTGGTCATATGCTAGTGTCTGTTGCTAATGAATACAACAATGCAATGTTAGTAGTAGAGAATGCAAACGTTGGATGGGATGTTGTAAATACAATAATTGAAAAAGGATATCAAAATTTATATTACTCACCTCGTTCATATGGAGATATGAGTATGGACAAATATCTTGATAAATTAGACAATGATCAAGTAGTTCCTGGATTCACTACATCAGCAAAGACAAGACCGCTTGTCATCTCCAAAATGGAGTCGTATATTCGGGAAGGCGCTTTTATATTCCATTCAAAACGTTTACTTGAGGAATTAAGAGTATTCATTTGGCACAATGGTAAAGCACAAGCCCAAAGTGGATATAATGATGATTTGGTAATGTCTGTAGGTATTGGATTATTTTTAAGAGATACAGCATTAAAATATCAAGCATCAGGAATGGACATAACTAGAGCAGCATTAACAGGAATGTCAAAATCAGGTGGGTATAATAGCATATATCCTACAACACCCGGTTTTCAAAACCCATACCAAATTGACAATGGTGTTGGTGGTACAGAAGACATTAGCTGGATGTTATATTAACATATTTATACGTATACTAAAATTAAAAAATTAAATGGCCGAAAATAACAATGCAGGTGGTGGACTTTTTGGGAACCTACGACGTTTATTTAGTACTGATGTAATCATTAGAAATGTTGGTGGTAAACAACTAAAAACCATTGATGTTGATAAAATCCAAGCATATGGTAACGTTAAAACCAATGCTTTAATAGATAGATTTACTAAACTTCATAGATACGGAGCTAATATGCCGTATAATCCAACTATGAATTATCAAACACTTCGTATTCAGTTATATACTGATTATGAAGCAATGGATACAGAATCAATTATTGCTTCTGCTCTTGATATTATTTCTGATGAAGCAACATTAAAAAATGAAGCAGGAGAAGTATTACAAATTAGATCCCCAGACGAACGCATTCAAAAAATATTATACAATTTATTTTATGATGTATTAAATATTGAATTTAACCTTTGGTTATGGATTCGTAATATGAGTAAATATGGTGACTTTTATTTACACTTAGAAGTTGCTGAAGAATTTGGTATCTACAATGTAACACCATTATCAGTTTATGATATGGTACGTGAAGAAGGTATGGATCCACAAAATCCATCTTACGTTTGTTTTAGAATTGATCCAATGGTTATTGCAGCCGGAGGTTTAAATTCCCGTGTTAAAGATAGAGATGGTAAAATTAAGTTTGAAAACTATGAAGTTGCCCATTTCCGTTTATTAACAGATGCTAACTACCTACCATACGGAAGATCATACATTGAACCCGCACGTAAAACGTATAAACAATACATTCTAATGAAGGATGCAATGCTATTACACCGCATCACTAGAGCGCCGGAAAAACGGGTATTCTACGTTGATATTGGTAATTTACCAAATGCTGAGGTTGATGGATACATGGAGAAGTTAAAAAATAAAATGAAAAAAACTCCATATATTGATAATCAAACAGGTGAATACAATTTAAAATATAATCAACAAAACCTATTAGAGGATTTTTATATTCCTCAACGTGGTGGAAATTCAAATACTAGAATTGATACCATTAAAGGTTTAGAATATAATGCAATTGATGACGTTATGTTCTTAAGAGATGAAATGTTAGCTGCTCTTAAAATTCCTAAAGCATATTTTGGATTTGAAAAAGATTTAAGTGGTAAAGCTACATTAGCTGCTGAAGATATTAGATTTGCTCGTACAGTTGAACGTATTCAACGTATTGTGTTATCTGAGTTATATAAAATGGCATTAGTACATTTGTATACTCAAGGATTCGATGGTGAAGCTTTAGCAAACTTTGAATTATCATTAACTACTCCTTCAATTATTTATGAACAAGAAAAAGTAGCGCTATGGAAAGAAAAAATTCAATTAGCTAAAGATATTCAAGATAGTAATTTAATGCCTACTGATTGGATTTACGATAAAGTATTCCAATTCTCAGAAGATCAGTATGATGAATATCGTGATTTAATTGCTGAGGATATGAAACGTAAATTCCGTTTTGCTCAAATTGAAAATGAGGGTAATGATCCAGCACAATCAGGTAAATCTTATGGTACACCACACGATTTAGCTACATTATATGGTAAAGGAAGAAATGGAGTAGGTGACACAGGAGCTGTTCCTCCAGGGTATGATGAAACTCGCCCAGTTGGACGTCCTAAAGAAAAAGCATCTATTGTTGGTACACAAAATGATCCACTTGGTAAAGATAGATTAGGAAGTAAAGAAAACTCAACACTATATACAGCAAACAAACCTGAAGAAGATGGCACGTCAAAAGGTGGTTCTCCATTAGCGTTAGTTGAATATATGAGAAATAAAGATTTACTAAAATCCATAGTATTTGGAAATAAATCTGATGAAAATAGTATGTTAGATGAAGAAAATATTAAGGATATATAAAAGGTATATATTTATAAATAGTACATTTCTGACCATATAATATAAAAATGCATATAAAGCATAGCAAATTTAAGAACACAGGCATTCTGTTTGAATTACTTGTCAGACAAGTGGCATCAGATACAGTATCTGGTAAAGATTCAGCAGCTGTTGGCTTAATTAAAAAATATTTTTCTAAAACCGAATTAAATAAAGAATACAAATTATACCAAACTTTAATTAACTCATCAGTAGTAACTGAAGGTAAAGCTGAATCATTAATTAATGCAACTATAGAATTATCTTCTAGATTAAATAGATCTACATTACGTAAAGAAAAATATAATCTAATTAAAGAAATTCGTGAAACGTATAATATTGATGAATTTTTTAAAGCTAAAATTAATTACTATTCACAATATGCTGCTGCATATAATTTAATTGAAACGCATAATTCAACAGAATTTATTGAACCTTCAGATGTAGTTGAAAATAAAGTTACTTTATTAGAACATATTTCTCGTAAAGTAATAAATAAATCAGAAATTAAAGATAGAGTATTACAAGAATATGCTGATATGGATAAAGGTACTCGTATCTTAGCATATCGTATGTTACTTGAGAGATTCAATGAAAAATATGTTGAATTATCTCCGGCACAGAAAACAATATTAAAAGAATACATTAATAATATCTCTAATACAACTAAATTAAGAGAATTTGTTAATGAAAGTATGGAACAACTAGTAAAAGAAATAACTAAATTAATTCCTACAGTTGCTGATAAAACCATTCAGATTAAATTATCTGAAGTTGTTACGTTTTTAAAACCAATTGAGAAAAAACAAACGGTAAAAGATGATAATATTATTACCTTGTTACAATATCATCAATTAGTAAACGAAATAAAATCAGTAAAATAATGAACGAGCAAACTCTAAAGGAATATATTAAATCACTAGTACGTGAAATCTTAGAGGAAGAAAGTGGTTCTACATCAGGTGATGCAGGTGCTTATTCAACTCCATATGCTTTTTCTCGTAAGGGACAAAAGACAAATGCTGCTACTAAAGAATCTGAATATATGGGATATACTAAAGTAAAATCGACCATGCCATCTGATTCTAAAGTATTTGATTATAAACAAATCACAGGTAAAAAACCAAAATCATACAAAATGTATGAAAATATAGATAAAATCGTAAAGGAAGAATTACTAAACGAAGTAACTTATAATAAATTTAAATCTGAAGTTAAATTACGTTCTAAAAACGAACAATTACACAAAGCTATTAAAGAAGTAAAACGTAAATTAATGGAAATTGATCGTATAGTAGAATATACTTCTATGATGAAGCAAGAATTAAGTGAAGATGGAGAAGGATTAAGATATTGGAAAACAACAGAAAACAACATTTCTACAATAGCAGAAATGGTAGATAATTTAAACAATAAAATTAAAAATTTACAATAATTATGGCAAATATCCCCGTAAATAGTAGTGGAGCAATTTTAAGTGCTGGATCATCAATCACCGGTTCATTTGCCGGATTTGTTGTTCTATCTAACGCAACTCCAACAGTAGCTAATAATATAGCTAATATTACAGCATTAAGAGATGGTAATGGTAATTTAACATCTGGTAGTGCTTTCTTTGTATATGCTGGAACTAAAGTTGAAATGTTTATTACTAGTGCATCATTATCTTCATCAAGTAATCCAATATTACTTTATTATTAATATTTATACACATGAAACCCATAAAAAATCAATACATAGATCTTAAAAAAGGCAAAATGACAGAATCGCAATTCATGCGTAATGTTAGAATGTCTTTACCTCAATATATTAGCAATG